TGTCCGATAGCCACATTGGAACTTTTACAATTAAAGGTAGTGCCATTGTAGGATTTGATGCTCAAACAACTGTGCAAAAAACACTTCGCAAACCCGCAGAGCAAATCAAAGCAGTGATAGGCGTAGGAAAACCAGCGGCCCGTAAAGCATTTGGCGAAATTAAAGCTACGGAAACCAAGTTTAACGGTCGTGGCAACGATAATTTGATTATACTTTGGGCTTGGTAAATTGCTAAATACAGGGAACGGAGCTTCCCTACATGGCCTTAGAAAATCAATCCAGTCTAGACACACTAAAACAAAATCTTTTTGATTATGTTCGTTTGCAAATAGGTGATCAAATCATTGATCTTGAGCTGGATGCTGAACACTACGAAGCAGCATATCAACGTACCATTGGAGTATATCGTCAACGAGCACAAAACGCCTATGAAGAAAGCTATAGTTTTTTAGAGCTAGTAACCAACGTTAATATCTACGATATGCCACAAGAAGTTATTACTGTTCGACAAATTTTCCGTAGAACATTTGGCGATTCAACCGGACCATTTGCGTCAAACTTTGATCCATTCAGCCAAGCAAGTATGAATGTGTACCTAATGAATTTTAACGTGGCCGGAGGCTTAGCCACTTATGATTTTTATAGTCAATATGTAGAACTGGCTGGACGCATGTTTGGTGCTTATATGAATTACACCTACAACCCAGTGACCAAAAAATTACAACTGATCCGCGATCCCAAAGGCACAGGCGAAAGTGTGCTTATGTGGACTTACAACTTGAAACCTGAGTTTAATTTATTAAGCGACTTCCAGATTGTTCAATGGATTCGTGATTACATGGTGGCCAACTGCAAAATGATAATCGGTGAAGCACGTGAGAAATTTGGAACAATTGCAGGCCCGCAAGGTGGCGGCACCTTGAATGGCACAGCCATGAAAGCCGAAGCACAAACTCAAATGGATGCGCTCATCGAAGATCTGCGTAGGTATGTAGACGGTTCACAACCGCTTACCTGGGTAATTGGTTAATAATCAATAGACTTTTTCTAAAACTCATGCTATACTCTTAGCATGAGCTCATTGATGATAGACATAGAAGGTTTAGGAACCGGTCCTGATGCCACTATTCTGACCATTGCGGCTCAAAGTTTTGATCCATTTGGCCGAGGCTATTATGACCGTTGCTACTATGCCCGCATTACTTTAGAAAGTCAAGAAAATCGTAACATACAACAGGATACCATAGACTGGTGGGCCACTCAGCCCGAAGCACAAGCCGAAGCATTCATGGAAGAAGGTCGTGTGGACTTAGATCAAGCACTTGATAGTTTATATAAGCTGGCCTGGCAACACAAGTTTATCTGGGCCAACGGTCCTACTTACGATATGAACATTCTAGAGCATGCCTACAAGAGCTATGGCAAGAGCTTGCCTTGGCAATTTTATAATGTTCGCGATGCTCGTACGGTATATAGTTTGTGGCCCGAGCTTCCTAAACCCGCTACCAGTCACCATGCATTAGAAGACTGCCGCAGGCAAATTGACATGTTGCAGGCTACATTAAAACATCTAGGTATAAAGGAAATAAGATGATTATTGGTATATGTGGATTAATTGGTTCTGGAAAAGACACAATCGCAGACTACTTACAAAACATACATCAGTTTCGTAGAGAATCATTTGCCCATGTTCTTAAAGATGCTGTGGCACAAGTATTTGGATGGGATCGTGAACTGCTAGAAGGCCGCACAAAAGAATCAAGAGCCTGGCGTGAGCAAGTAGATCCGTGGTGGTCAGAACGCTTAAAAATGCCACAACTAACTCCTAGATATGTGTTACAAGTCTGGGGCACAGAAGTTGCCCGTAAAAGTTTCCATGATGATATTTGGATTGCAGCCTTGGAAAACAAACTTAGAAAAACAACGGACGATGTAGTAATATCAGATTGCCGTTTTCCTAACGAAATTAAAAGTATTAAACGTGCTGGAGGTATTGTCATCCGTGTTGTTCGCGGACCGGAACCAGACTGGTATGATGCAGCTCTGAGTGTTAATCGTGGGCCCAATGGCAATATTACTTGGTCAACTAGCAAACGTATATTGGAACAGGCCAAAGTTCATGCTAGTGAAACTGCTTGGATTGGCACCAAGTTTGATGCTGTAATTGACAACAATGCCGACGGCTTAGATAATCTTTATCGTCAAATTAAAGATCTGGTTCTAACTCTCCAGGGGTCCAAGGACGGTCCATCCGTTTAATTTCCTCCACGCAATTTAAACATATGGTTTTTAAATTGCGAAGCCCGGTGTTGTGTTGGTTCCCATCAACATGAAAGACTAATAGTTGACTGGCATATTTTGATCTAAAATTACAACGATCACAGGCAAGTTTTTTCTTGTAACCTGCTGTTTTCCATCTGGGTTCTGGAACCTTAACACTGCGTTTTTTAGCAATACAATATCCACATCGTGTTCTGTAGTGAGCAACACCCGCACGATAGTAGTTAACAGCACAGGGTCTTTGCTTACATCCTTGGCAAATAGGTCGGATCATCACATATTTAGTATAAAAACCTTTGCCAAAGGCCTGTGTTACGCCATTCTTTTTGACTTTTATTATAAATATTAACAACTAGAAAAAAGGATTTACTATGGCACTCTTATCACCTGGCGTACAAGTTACCGTTATTGACCAAAGTCAATATATTCCGGCTGCTACCAATTCGGTACCTTATATTTTAATAGCCACTGCACAGAACAAAGTTTCTGGCACAGGCGTAGGTGTTGCCGCTGGTACGTTGGCTGCCAATGCTAATAATGTATATTTGATTACAAGCCAGCGTGATTTGTCGGCCACATACGGCGTTCCATTCTTTTACAAAACCACAGCCGGCACACCAATCAATGGTTACGAGCTCAACGAGTATGGTTTATTGGCCGCTTATAGTGCCTTGGGCATTACAAATCGTGCTTACATTCAACGGGTTGATGTTGACTTGGCTGCATTAACAGCCAGCCTGATACGTCCAGTAGGAACACCACCAAACGGAACTTATTGGTTGGATACTGCCAATAGCTTATGGGGCTTGTTCCAATGGAATCAAACCACAAGTGCATTTACCAACCAAATTCCAATGGTTATAACAGACCCAACACAACTCAACGGAACTGCGCCGTTACAAAGTATTGGTTCAATCGGTGAGTATGCCATTACAGCAACCAACGTTAACAATCCCGGTTACTACAAACGTGGTGGACCCACAGTAGATCAGACATCTGCAACAGAACTATCAGACTACTATAATACCTGGGTACAAGTCGGCAGCGACGAATGGAAAACAGCTTGGCCCACAGTACAAGGCACACTGGCTCCGGTCTCGTTAACGGCTGGAAATACATTCTTTGTCAATGGTGATACAATAACAGTTCCAGTAAGCCCTAACAACACAGTTGAAGGTGTTAGTGATGCTATAAATTCTGCAAATATCACCGGTGTATATTCTGCCTATGTTGATGGTAAATTACAAATTTATGCCGACAGCACAGCCGAGGCAGATGGTAGTACAGATCAGAACAACGGCATTGTTGTTATTGAACCCGGCACAGGAACTGTGTTGACTAATTTGGGAATCATCGGCAACATAACTTACTATGCTCCGGCATTTTTGGCTGCCCCCAACTACTTGTCTCCACGCTGGAGAAGCACTGACGATCAACCTGAACCAACTGGATCAGTTTGGCAACGTACCAACAGTGTAAATCTTGGTGCCAATTTAGCACTTAAAAAATATAGCACATTACTAGGAACATATGTTCAACAAAGTTGCAATGTATATTCAGACTCAAATGCGGCCACTTACACCATAGATCCAAGTGGTGGTGGTGCAAATATTGTTGGTGGCACAACTATAGCTGTAACCAACCCTTCATATGATACTCCTGCTACACTGGGTCTTGAAATTTTTGAAAGGTATGCAGCTGGTGCAACAATAGTAACAGGTAATACAAATTCTCCTGGACCCTTTATCAATGGCAACGAATTTACTATCAATGCAACTGTTCCAGGGCAAGCCGCATTGGGTGGAGCGGTAATAGCAACTCTGGCTGGAACAACAGTGGCTGACTTTTTAACCGCAGTCAGTGCCGCAGTTGGTTCGTCAACATTTGCATCTTATGTAACTGCCACAGTCAATAGTTCTGGTGCTATTGTGTTTACTCACAGTGCTGGCGGAAATATTGTGTTAACAAATGTCACTGGAACACCAATTACTACAGCAGGTTTTGTGCCGGTGGTTGGCGACGAGCCCGCTACAGAATTTTGCCGCGCTGGTGCTGGCGGATCTCTGATACTTAGTTATTGGGTAGGTACACCAACATTTACATATACAGCCAGCGACACAGGGCCTGATCAAGACCCAGATAATGGAACCTACTGGTATTACTCGGCCACTACACAAGCTGATATCATGATTCAAAATAACGGTGCTTGGTGTGGATATCAAACAGTGGCCAATGATGTGCGTGGTGATGATCTTTCAAATACCAATGCTTCTGGACCAATATTCAGCACCACAGCCCCTACAACAGAAAATGACACAGCTCAAAGTCCATTGGTATACGGTGATTTGTGGATTGATACTTCGGACCTGGAAAACTATCCAGTGATCAATCGTTGGAGCAATGTAGACGGCGCCGATCAATGGGTGACAATCAATAATACAGATCAAACTACAGAAAACGGTATTGTGTTTGCAGATGCTCGTTGGTCTCCAAACGGTCAAGCTAATCCTGTTACAGATGCTCTTCCATCAATTACCAGTTTGTTGACCAGCAGTTACTTGGATCTTGATGCTCCAGATCCTACATTGTATGCTCAAGGAACATTGTTATGGAACACACGTAGAAGTGGATTTAATGTGAAGCAATTTGAAGGCGGCTATTTTAACACCACTGATTTCTATGTGCCTATTTACAGTAGCACTACAACATACGTCTACAATGATTTTGTAAACTACAATGGTGTAATTTATGTTTGTTTGGTAACACCTCCATCTGCTGGAATAGCACCAAACAACACTGCTTATTGGTCTGCATTGAACAGCGAAAACGGTACAGTTAACACCTGGGTCACTGCCAGTGGTAACAGAAATGATGGATCACCATACATGGGTCGTCAAGCTCAACGTGCCATTATTGTTGCTGCTCTCAAGAGTGGTATTGACACCAGCGTTCAAGCTCGTGAAGAACAGCGCCAGTTCAACTTGATTGCTTGCCCACAGTATCCAGAATTGATGCCAAACATGGTTGAACTCAATAACGATCGTAAGAATACAGCGTTTGTAATCGGCGACACACCATTGCGTTTGGGACCAGACAGTACCTCGCTTACTACATGGCATTCCAACAACAGCGGACTTGGATTGCCTGCTGGAGATGGACAATCATCGTTTGATACATATCTTGGTGTATTCTACCCAAGTTGCCAGACCACAGACTTGTCGGGCAGCCCAGTGGTTCAACCACCCAGCCACATGATGATTCGTACAATTATTCGCAGTGACGAAATTGCATATCCATGGTTGGCACCTGCTGGCACACTGCGTGGTGTAATCGATAATGCAGCACTCATTGGTTATGTAAATGGCGTCACTGGCGAATTTGTAACCATTGGTGTAAGTCAAACTATACGTGACGTATTGTATCAATTGAATATTAATCCAATTACGTTTATTCCTGGAATTGGTATCACTAACTTTGGTAACAAGACTGCTACATCTTCGTCAACTGCATTGGATCGCATCAACGTGGCACGTTTGGTAGCGTTTATACGTGGTAGATTAACAGAGATTGGCAATCAATATTTGTTTGAACCCAATGATCAAATCACACGCAATCAAATTTCAAATGCTGTTACCAGCTTGATGCTTGATTTGGTAGCAAAGCGCGGCATCTATGATTACCTGGTAGTTTGCGATTTAAGCAACAATACACCAGCCACAATTGATGCCAATGAATTGTACGTTGATGTTGCAATTGAACCAGTTAAAGCTGTTGAATTTATCTATATTCCATTGCGAATTCAGAATACCGGATCGATTGCATCTAGTATAACCACAGTGGCTACTGCCAGTTAATACCATGGCAAATACAACCATAAATAAAGTATATAGGAGATAATACCATGGCCGTTTCATCATTAAGTAGAATGACTGTGCCTCTGGCCAGTAATCAGAGTAGTCCAAGCCAAGGCTTGTTAATGCCAAAACTCAAGTATCGCTTTCGCGTTACTTTTCAGAATTTTGGCGTAAGTCAGCCAGTCACAGAAATGACCAAGCAGGTTATTGATTTTGCTAGACCTAGTGTTGAATTTGCAGAAATTCCAATTCCTATCTATAACAGCACAATTAAACTGGCTGGAAAATACACCTGGGCAGACGTAACATGCAACATTCGTGATGACGCCAGCGGTGCAGTATCAAGACTAGTTGGTGAACAATTGCAGAAACAATTAGACTTTATGGAAATGGCCAGCGCTGCTTCTGGTATTGATTATAAATTCTTAACTGTATTTGAAGTATTGGATGGCGGTAACGGAACTTCAGCTCCAATCGCGTTAGAAACCTGGGAACTCTACGGTTGCTATCTCAAGTCAGTTAACTACAACGACTTAAACTACGGAAGTAGTGAAGCAGCTACAATTAGCATGACAATTACCTTTGACAATGCTAACCAAGTGGCTGGACAAGGTGTTGGCACATTGATTGGACGCACAGTAGGCGACGTGGCATCAGGCGTAGGCCTTTAATTAAATATGGCCTGGGGTCAGGACTTCCTCAAAGGATTTTTTGGGTTTAACGGCTTAAAAGATTATTCTCACGCATCCAAAACATTCCTGCAGAATGGATATGAGAATGCGCCAAGGCAGAAGTTTCTATTCCATGTTTATTTTACCATAAACACACAGCAGGTTCCTGCTCTACGAAGTGCTTTCCCCAATGAAGATACAGCAACAATTGGACTGATGGTCAAGACTGCCCAGCTTCCTAGTTATCAGATGAGTGTGGAAACACTCAATCAGTATAATCGCAAAAGGTTGGCCCAAACCAAAATTGAATACAATCCAGTACAAATTGAATTTCATGACGACGGCAGTGATCTTGTTCGTAACATGTGGTATAACTATTTCAAATACTACTACAAAGATCCCAGTCAAAAATACGACAATGTAACCAACACCAATGGTCAAATGGCTGCTGTAATCGGTACACCAGCTGGGTTTAGTTACAACACTAGAGATATCTATAATCAATATAACGTAGTTAACGATTGGGGTTACATAGGAGAATCCTACAATGATGGCGTTACCACAATAAATGGACCATCAGGCAAGCCACCATTTTTTAAAGATATTCGCATCTATGGGTTGAACCAACACAAGTTTGCTGAATACATTTTGATCAATCCAATGATCACTGACTGGGCGCATGATACATATGATTACAGTTCGGCCAACGGAATTATGAGTCATCGTATGACCGTCAAATACGAAACAGTCAAATACTACACTGGAGCCATTGGTGGGGTCCGTCCAGATACCAATGTTGTTGGTTTTGCAGATCCTGCATACTATGACACTGTTCCAAGTGCATTGGCCAGACCAGGTTCTACACAGACTGTGTTAGGACAAGGCGGATTGTTGGATGCTGGTATTGGCATCGTCCAAGACTTGGAAAGCGGCGGAGTAGGTGGCTTAATTGGCGCAGTACAAAAAGCCGGTACTGCTTACAACACATTCAAAGGTGTTAATCTTCGCAGCGTGGTCAATGCTGATCTTAAACAATCGGCCAACAATGTTATTCGTGGTGCGTTGCCAGGAGTGCTTCGCGGCGCAAGCTCATCGCCATTGAACTCGGCATTGGGTATACCCACACAACCGTTGACCTATGGCAGTGGCGGTATCTTTTTTCCTACACCACCTGTTAATACTCCAGGAGGAGGTGGCTAGTCATGACCACGGTTAATGCTACCAATTACTCAATAGATCAAACAGTTAGAATTTTTGATCGATTTTATAACTACGACGCCAACATACCTGCACAAGAATATGATGCAGTATTGAGTTACTTCAAAAGTGTTTTTACCACTGCATTTGCTGCGGAAAACATGACTAATTCTTTATTTAGAGTAGCCGATCAAACCAACACCGACGCACTGAGTTTGTTGCAAACATTCCAACAAACCGGATCAAGTGAACCACAGGTGACTATCCTTATGGCCTATTATCTTAACAGTGTGCGTAGCACTTCTACCTTGCTAGGTGTTCTTTCACCAACAACACCTAATTTCTACGCGGCAAGAAACGTCAGGGCCTAATTATGCCCAATTTCCGTCAAGGTGCTTATACTGTAAAAAACACAGCCAAATATGTGGGCCGTGGCACGCCTAGATATCGGTCAGGTTGGGAACTTACTTTTATGATGTTTCTAGACAGTAACGACAACGTCCTGCAATGGGCTAGTGAAAGCATCTCAATACCTTATCGCAACCCGCTCACTGGTAAACAAAGCATGTATATTCCAGATTTTCTTGTCACCTATCGTGGGTCCAACAACACTACCCGGGCCGAACTGATTGAAATTAAACCAAAAAAACAAAGTCTGATTGAAAGCAAAGCATCAGATCGTGATCGTGCTATTGTGGCAGTAAACTACGCCAAATGGCATTCTGCGACACTTTGGGCCAAACGAAATGGACTTACCTTCCGGGTGATCAATGAAGATATGATTTATCATCAAGGCAATAAAAAGACCGGTAAATAGGTCATGACACGTAAATTAGAAGAACTTTTTGATTTTCCGCCCGCTGAAGATTCCGCTGCAGAAGCTACAGTAGAACAAACACGCACACAGTTGGCTGAAATAGATGCTACCATAGACAAAATTGATGCGGCCTTGCCCACTGTGCGTGATCTAGAGACCGGTGATCGTGAACTAGATGATTTAGCGTCAAAGGCACAAGAAACATTTGATGACCTAATGGATCTAGGCATGCAAGTTGATAGTCGCTACTCGAGTGAAATATTTGCTGTGGCCAGCACTATGTTGGGTCATGCTCTCACTGCCAAAACAGCCAAACTAAACAAGAAGTTAAAAATGGTCGATTTGCAATTAAAAAAGTTAAAAATGGATCAAGATCAGCGCCGTAATGCACCAGAAGAAGCCATGGAAACTGCCCATGGTCAAGTGTTAAGTCGCAATGATCTGCTGGAACGTTTGATAGCCTCCGGTGCACAAAACAATAACAAAGCATAAATATCATATAGGGATACAAATATGAAAAATTTTCAACAATACCTCGCAGAATCTGAGCGCACATATAACTACAGGATTAAAATTGTAGGCGATGTTGCTCCTGATTTCGTCAAACAGCTAGAAGAAAAACTTGCACAGTTTGATATCGTAAAAATTACCAAGCCAAAAACTACACCGGTGCAACTGCAACCTGCTGACTTCCCCAAGCACAGCAACGATTCAGTGACCAGCATGGATGTGGAATTCCGCTATCCAGCCATTGAGCCACAGATCAAACAGATTGCTCAGCTGTTGATGATGGATCCAAACAGAATTATTATGTTGACTACACCGCATGAAGAAGGCATGGACACCGAGCGTGAGCGTATTGCGGCACAAAACAAAGACTTGTTGGACACGGATTATCCTGCTGACACCGCAGAACAAAAAGCATTGATTGCGGATTACTCTGCTCCCTATGATGAGCATGCAGTATTGAAGAACACATATCGCAGCGACTTTACAGTGGCTGGTGGTAAGACACCCCCAGCCAAAACTACAAATGATTTGCCAATGGGCAACGACAGCCCAATGACCAAAGTAAAACGCCCACCACGCCCAGCCACTGGTGCCAACCCACGAGGATAATAGAATGACATTTTTTTACGACTTAAACAAGAGATTGGCCACACTAGCTAGCAAACAAGATGCAGAACAACTTGCAGAAAATTCAGTGCCTGCTTCACAACCTAAGAGTCAGTTGGCTCAAGCACTGAACGAGCGTGACATGGGCAAGCACAACAATGCCACAACAGGTTTCAAAGCCTTGGCCAAAAAAGCCGGCGGTGGTAATATTGAAAAAGGTAATCGTATTGCTGGCGCACAGTTGGCCAAGATGCGAGCCAAGGGTCAAGTTGAAGAAGGCACATGCCCAGCATGTGATTGTGCTCCATGCAAGTGTGACAGCATGGATGAAAGTGCGCTACAGGCCTATATTGGCGATAAGAAATATGGCAAGAAGGGCATGGATGCCTTGCGCAAAGCTGGTCGCGAACATGTTGGCAAAGACAAAATGGATCAAATTCGTGATCGCTATAACAAGATGGACGAAGCTGACATGGAAGAAGGTAATGCCTTTACTGGCGCATTGGCCAAGACACCAAAAGGCGGCAAGTTTAAAGTAGGCAACAAAGAATTTACTGATACTAGCGACCTTGAAGAAGGTTTTAAAGAGATGGATGCTTGGTTGGCCAGTCGTGAAAAAGAAAAAGGCACTGGCCGGTTTGACAAGAAAAAGATTTCTACAGGAACTGTATATACTCGCAAGCCAGAAACATTTGATGACCCAGAAACAGATCCAGAAGCCACAGGTGGTGCACCCAAGCGCCGTGGTCGTCCAAAAGGCAAGGATAAAGGTCCAGAGCGTGTAACAGCCAAGAGCTACAAGTACAAAACTGGTCGTCCTACCAAGACCAAAGAAGGTCTTGACAGCGATGGTGTTATGATGACTCGTCCTACAAATTGTTCTAGCGAAAGCATTGAACACGGCGAACAGGCGGAATATAATGACGAAGCTGGTATGACCAAAGAGTCATTGCATACTATTGTGCGGCATGCTAGAGAATTAGAAAAATGTTTGCGCGATAATGAAAACTTGCCAGAATGGGTGCAAGAAAAAGTTGGCCAGATCAAAGGCATGATGACCAGTGTCACTGACTATATCCTCAGCACACACGAGCGTGATGCGGAACAACACATGGAACCCATGGCAGAAAAAGCAGTAAGCCAAGCTCAACGCCGAGCAGCCGGTATTGCACATGCGGCACAAAAGGGTGAAATTCCTAAGAGTAAGTTGCGCGGTGCGTCAAAAGAAATGGCTAAAATGCCTCAAGGTGAGCTACACAAATTTGCTGCAACTAAAGAAAAAGGCCTGCCTACTAAAGTTAAAGAAGGTGGTAAACCAGACTTTTTAGATCTAGACAAAGACGGCAACAAAACTGAGCCAATGAAAAAAGCTGCCAAAGATAAAAAAGAAGAAAAAGTAGACGAAACAACAGTGGCCGGATCAGTAGCTACAGCACCAGCCGGCGGCAAATCCAAAGGTGGCTATAACTTTGGTGGTGGAGTATATGAAGGGTTCAACAACCAAGTTGAGTCAATGATTACTGAGGGTATGAATATTAGTGTAAACATGAACGCTGGTGAAGATGGTGAAACTCGTAAGAGCATCACTGTTAGTGCCGAAGGCGAGGAAGCCGATCAATTGGCCGCATTGTTAAAGATGGCTGGCCTACATGGTCAATCTGCTGACAGCTGCGGCACATGTGGCAACACACCATGCGGTTGCGAACAAACAGTCGACGAAGCCTATGGTGACACCGACGAAACGCTAAACAATCCAGATTGGCCAACTGACACAGAAAAATTAGATGCAGAGCCAAACTTACGCACATATTCAGGCGGATTAAATGGTCCTAAGAGTACTGGTCAAACAACTATTCCTGTTGTTGCTAGTCAAGAACGTCGTCAGTCCAGCATGGAAGAGTCAGTGGCGCTTGAACGCAGTTTGTTCAAGACCTGGAAAAATTATAAAGGTTAATCAAAATGGCTATTCAAGTAATCAAAGACACAGCAGGTAATGTATTATGGACCACAGACAAAGCTGAAATTAATTCTGAAAGCAACAACGTGACTTATCAAGTTAATGTCACTGCACTGGGCACTGCCAATGCCGTGGGCAATCTATATGCCAACACAGTTTCTGTGCCCAACGGAACCATACAAGAAATTTATGTAGGTGCAGGCAACTATTTGATCATGACCGGAACCAACTTTACGGTCCGTGCTCTGGGCACACGAAGTTCAGCTCAATACAGTGTCTTTAACTCAGCAGGAACCTAACCGTGCGAGCCTTTGAGTTTCTCATTGAGAAACATGTTGGCAAGATTGGCTCACGTCGTCAAGCTGCAACTCGAGGTCTCACTAAGTTTCGTGATGTTGGCGGATATGATCGTACCTACGAATTAAATCGAGTCATGATGGCTGTGGCCGCAGCCGATGGATCTAGCAAGCCATTGGATCTAGACACAGAAAGTTGGGCTGGACGTTACAACACAGCACACCCCTACACTGACGAAGAAGCTGCTATGTTGAAGCAAGCTCTACAAGCCACCGGCAGTGAAACACATGATTTGAACAGTGGAGATAACCGCAGTCAAGAGTTAGAATCAACTCACACCCATAGTCCAGTGATAGCATTCAAAGGTTATCCAAGATGAGAGCTAGAGAGTTTATCACTGAAGAACAACGGTTGCCACCTGAGCAAGCCGATCCCTTGCGCCAAACTTTTATACTGCCAGGATTGAGTTCTGATCAGCCATACGAAATTT